GTGAGAAAAGTGAAGCCACAACTAATGTGATAGAAGAAAAATCAAAAATTAAAAAAGTCGTAGGTGTATACGGTGGACGGTTTCAACCGTTTGGGCCCCACCATTTGAAAACCTATAAATGGTTAGAAAAACAAGTTGATGTAGCATATATCACTACATCTGATATAAAACAACCACCAAGACATCCAATGAACTTTAAGGAAAAAGTTCGTCATATGAAAAAAATGGGTATACCATCTAATCGTATTATAAAAGAAAGAACACCTTATGTTGCTAAAAACACATTAAATAAATTTGATGAAGAAACAACTGCAGTAATTTACATATTTGGTGAAAAGGACGCCGATAGATTAACGGGTGGAACAAAGAAAAGTGGTGGAAAAACTTATTATCAAGATTATAAAAAGAATAAAAATAACATGAGTGGATACGAGGAACACGGATACATTCATACAGCACCACACGTTTCAGTTAGAGTTGGTGGAAAGGAAGTAAGTGGAACTACTATAAGACAACTACTTGGTTCACCTGAATTTGAAAAGAATAGAGAAAAATTATTTAAAAAGGCATTCGGATACTTTGATAAAGGGGTATTCCAAATGATGACTAATAAATTTAAAAAATTATTTGAAGTATATGATGGGTTTTTAGTTAATAATCCAAATATTATACCAAAATTATTAAAAGAAGTTGCTAATAGTGGTATGTTTCCTACGGATGACGGCCCACCAACATTTTATGATGGATTTGAGGATTACAAACGAGTTACAAAATCTTGGATTGAAAATATGTATTCTCATGAACAAATCAATGATACGGGTTGGGATTTATTGAGTTATATTATAAGTGATTCTGCAAAAGATCCAGGACTTGATTATACAACTTCAAAAAACATAGTTCCGGCAGTGGCATATGGTAAAAAAGGAGCTGGAGCCTACGGTGAAAGATTTGGTAAGACAAATCCAATAGAGGCATATAAAGATAGAATAAAATTTATAATGAGTAGTTTGGGTTGGGAAGTTCTTAATTGGAACGGAATTACTCCCGATGGTAAAGATTATACAGGAGTGGCAGTTGAGGCACCCGTATCGGCCGGAGTTGATATAGACTCAGTTGGACAAAATACAAAAAGAGCAAAAAAGCTTAAATTATCACCAATGGATAAATTTCATAGTGATAATATTTTTGATTTAAAAGAATATGTAAATTTATTAGTTACAGATAAACAAGATAATGGAAAGGAGTTATTATTAATGGGTGGAGCCTATGGACACATGAATCATCCCTTTGATGATAAAAATTTGACATTTGGTGATTTAAAAAACATTATTACTTTAGGATTGGGTGGAAATCTTAGTCGTGAAGATAATGTTACAGAGAAACTTGATGGTCAAAATTTAATGGTTAGTTGGAAAGATGGAAAATTAGTCACGGCCAGAAATAAAGGTCAACTAAAGAATTTTGGAGCAAATTCGATGGATACGAGTGGAGTAGCATCTAAGTTTGCAGGTAGAGGTGATATTAGAGATGCCTTTGTATTTGCAATGAAAGATTTGGGAAAATCTATCGGTAGATTATCCGATGCACAAAAAGAAAAGATTTTTGGTAATGGTAAGAATTGGATGAATCTTGAAGTCATGTATCCAGCATCATCAAATGTAATCAATTATGATAAAGCAGAGATTGTATTTCACGGAGCATTAGAATATGATGATAGCGGGAAGGCAATTGGAGAACTTAAAGGTTCTGGACGAATGTTGGCAGGTATGATTAAACAAGTTAATCAACACGTACAAAAACATTATAAAATTGGTAAACCTCAATTTTTAACAGTATCTAAAGTACAAGATTTTGGAAAAAAGAAGGCTGGGTTTATCAGTAGATTAAATAAATTACAAAAAGAATATGCATTAAAAGATAATGATACTTTATCTATGTATCATCAATCATTTTGGGAAGAATTTATCTTTAACGCAACAAAACAACATAGTGCAAAAATATCGAATAAAGTTTTGATTAATTTAACTAAAAGATGGGCGTTTTTTGATAAGTCATATAAGATACCAACTATTAAAAAAGATTTGAAGAAATTTCCTGATTTTTTAGAGTGGGTATTATCATTTGATAAGAATGATCATCAAGAAACGGTAAAACAGAATATGAAACCATTTGAAGTGTTGTTTTTTGATGTGGGTGCTCAAATATTGAAGAATATTAGTGGATATTTAGCAGTTTCGGGAGATAGTACGGTACAAAAGATAAGAAGAGATGTAATTGCGGCAATAAAACAGGTAAAACGAGGTAAAGATGTTAAAAAGTTGGCTACGTTAAAACACCAACTTGAAAAATTAGAAGCAATTGGTGGATTATCTTCAATTGTTCCGTCAGAAGGTATAGTATTTAAGTATAAAGGTAATACTTATAAGTTCACAGGAAGTTTTGCTCCGATTAACCAGATTTTGGGATTGGTGAACTTTTAATACATTTTTTTGTATCCTATATATTTATATAAAGGTATGGGATATTATAGAATATATAAAACAACCAATTTATTGAATGGAAAGTTCTACATAGGACAGACCAGACAAAATAATAATCGCTATTATAAAGGTAGTGGAATTATATTGAGTAATGCTATCAAAAAGTATGGTGGTGAAAACTTTATTGTTGAAACATTAGAAGTAGTAGATAGTATTGATAAATTAGATGAAAGAGAGAAATATTGGATTAGTAAATTAAAACCAGAATACAATATTTCACCAGGTGGTTTAACTAATGATGCAGTTGCAGGTGGTAAAGCAACATTGGGTTTAAGGAGAACGAAAGAACAAAAAAAGAAAATGAGTTTAGCACAAAGAAACTCAAAGATACATAAGGAAGTAATGAGAAGTAAAGAAGTAAGAGAAAAAATTTCAAGAGGAGTTTCTAAAGTTAGTAAAGAACTTTGGAAAAGTGATGAGTATAGAGAGAAACAGAGATTGGCTCACAAAAGATATTATGAGGAAAACCCGAAAGTGAAAAAAGAAGATTTAATAAAAGTATTAGAAAGTAATAAGTCAGTAACAGAAATCATCTATGAATTAGGTGTAAGTATTCCGACATATTACAAATATAAAAGGCAATACGGAGTATAGGTTATTATGGGATATAGTAGAGAAAATCAAAGACAAAACGAAGCATTACAATCAATTCTTGATGGTAAGTCTCCAGAAAAACGTATAATGGTAGGATATCAAGGAGATACAATAGGACTTACTGAAACAGAGAAAGAAGAACGAAAAATTTCTTCAGAAAAGGCAGATGTATTAAAAGAAGCAAGAATGCCGTGGTTTTGTCCAGAATGTAAGAAAATAATGAAAAGTCGGTTAGATACTAAATTTTATTATTTACAAAGTAGGTGTCATGATTGTGTGGTAAACGAAGAAACCAAAATGAGAATAAATGGTACTTATGAAGAATATGAAAAAACAAAAGTTAGAGAAAATAAACGGTCTTATATCAAAGATTTAAAACAAACCATAGAAGAGTGGAAAAATTCTCCAGATGCGGTCACATTTTTGAATCAGGTAAGAGCGGATGGTTATTCGGTAGATGAAGAAAAGTGGGGTGGAGATGATGGAGAAGAAATGAAAAAACTTTTAGTGGAAGCTGAAGATTATTTAAAAAACTTAGAAGAAACAATTTAATTGATATTTATATGTATGTTAACATAGATAATTAGGAGATTTTACTATGACACAAGATGAATTGCGTAATATAATTCGTACAGAGATTAAGGAAGTGATGACGGAAGACGGTAAAGGTTTAGAAGATTATAAACTTCCCGCTCAAGCCGAAAGATATTTAAATAAAGCAGTTGATGCTATTAAAGGTGCTAATCTTAATCGAAAAAGACAAGTAGCAGCACTGGCAAGAATAGTTAAGGCGTTAAATTTGGATAAAAGTGATTTAATTAGATACTTTGCTAAAATTAAACGTGGTCTTTAATGAGTAGGGACTCAATCAGGAAATTCTTTAAAAAAATTAATCCTGTTTGGATATTTACTTTTTTTCTGGGATTATCTCAACTATTATCTAAGATAAAAAAGAAGAAAATAGTAAAGATAGACAAAAAAATTAAAGATATAAAGAAAAAAAAGAAACAAATTAAGTCTGCCACTAAATCTGTTTCTAAAAAGAGTGATAAATTAAAAACAAAGGCAGAAAAACTTGAAAAAGAAATAGAAGAAGTAAAAAAAGGTTCTTCTAAGACAAAGAAAGTAAAAGATATTTCTGAGGCTGAAGATTTTTTAAGAGAATTTGCTAAGAAAAAATAATAGGAGATTAAAATGGCAATACCAGACAATTTAGCACTGGGTGATTATAATAAGGTAACAGAGGTGGCGTCAAGTACTACCTTTCATGCCACAGGTTCAAATTCTGGTGCGGGATTTATTGTTGAAAATGCTACTAATGTAGTAATACATTGTGCTAGTGGTGGAACATTAGATACGGATCAAATTACCACTAAAACACTTTATCCAATTGGTGTAAGGAAAGTAGTAATTGGTTCAACTGGTGTAGTTCACGTCCTACATAGATAATTAAAATAATCTTGACTAATGAAATGGATAATACACTTATTCCTAATTGGTTCACTTTTCGGACAAATGACTCTGACCGAAGAGGATGCTATAAGTTTAACTAATAATATAAAACAGTTACAATTTGAAGTAGAAAGTTTATCAAAAACAGTTTCGTATCAGGACAGTTTATTTGATATTTATAAGGGAAAGTCAGTAGAAGATGATTCTTTAAAAGTTTTATATGAATCTCAAATTAAATTATCTGATGAACAAATTAAGTTATTAGAAAAGAAGGTAAAATTAGTAAAACCATCTTGGTATGAAAATAAATGGTTATATTTTGTCTATGGAGCAGGAATAGTCGGAATACCGGCATATAATATAGGTAAAGGTATCAACTGGTTTAAATAATGGATAATAAGAAAAATATAAAAAATGCAATAAAACGAGAATTTTTAAAATGTGCAGAATCTCCTGTATATTTTTTAAGAAAGTATTGCGTAATTCAACATCCACTTAAAGGGAAAATACCATTTAATTTGTATGATTTTCAAGAAAGAACAATTGAAGATTTATTAAAAAATGAATATAATGTTATTTTAAAGGCAAGACAGTTAGGTATCAGTACATTAACTGCGGGATATGCATTATGGATGATGACATTTCATCAAGATAAGAACATATTAGTAATTGCCACCAAACAAGATACTGCTAAAAATTTAGTAACAAAAGTTCGTGTAATGCACGCAAATCTTCCAAGTTGGTTAAAGGCCAATTGTGTGGAAGATAATAAATTATCATTAAGATATAGAAATGGTTCTCAAATCAAGGCAATCGCAAGTTCAGATGAAGCAGGTCGTTCAGAGGCACTATCTTTATTGGTGTTAGATGAGGCGGCATTTATTCCTAAAATAGATTCAATATGGACTGCTGCATCTCAAACATTGGCATTAGGTGGTAGATGTATTGCACTTTCTACACCAAATGGTGTTGGTAATTGGTTTCATAGAACTTGGGTAGATGCTGAAGATGGTGCTAATAATTGGAATATGATTAAACTTCATTGGACTATACATCCAGATAGAGAACAACCTTGGAGAGATGAACAAGATAAATTATTGGGGCCTTCAATGGCCGCTCAAGAATGTGATTGTGACTTTATCACTTCTGGTCAATCTGTAGTTGATGGTGTTATTTTAGAAGAATATAGAACCACTATGGTAAAAGACCCTATGGAAAAACGTGGAGTTGATAATAATGTTTGGATATGGGAACAACCAAATTATACAAAAGATTATGTTGTGAGTGCAGATGTTAGTAGGGGGGATGCGACCGACTACTCGGCATTTCATGTTATGGAAGTAGAAGATTGTAAACAAGTAGCGGAATATAAAGGTAAGATTTCTACAAGGGATTATGGTAACTTACTTGTAAATATATCTAAGGAATATAATAACGCATTATTGGTAATTGAGAACGCCACAATTGGGTGGGCAGCAATTCAACAAGTAATAGATAGAGAATATGATAACTTATTTTATATGAGTAAAGATTTACAATATGTGGATACACAAAAACAAATGTCTAATAAACTTTATAGACAAGAAAAACAAATGATTCCTGGGTTTACAATGTCTACAAAAACAAGACCTTTGGTTATTTCTAAATTAGAAGAATTTTTTAGAGAAAAATCAGTTAAAGTTTATTCCCAGAGATTAATTGATGAATTATTCGTATTTATATATAACGGAACTAAAGCTGAAGCTATGCAAGGATACAATGATGACTTAGTAATGTCATTTGGTATTGGATTGTGGATAAGAGAAACAGCATTAAGATTGAGGGCCGAAGGAATAGAATTACAGAAGAAAAGTTTGGCGGGGATTGATATGAATCCTGGTATATATGTAACAGATGAAAACCCTGGTCAGGATGCCTGGCAATGGGATGTAGGAAATAGAAATAAAGAAAAAGAATCATTGGAATGGTTAATTAATTAGAGGAAAGTATGGCAGATACATCAATAAGAGCTCGACTGTTTAGATTATTTTCAGGTAACGTTATTGTTAGAAACGTTGGTGGAAGAAAATTAAAAGTAGCAGATACGAGTAAAGTACAATATTTACCACAAAAACAATTGGTGGATAGATATCAACGATTGTTTTCAACGGGTAAAGGATTATCTGGATATTCAGATACCGCGATGGTACGCTCAATGCGGTTAGGGTTATTTAGAGATTATGAATCAATGGATAGTGATTCTATTATATCATCAGCATTGGATGTTTATTCAGATGAATCAACAATGAAATCCGAGTATGGTGATGTTTTAACAATCAATAGTGATAATGATCAAATAAAACAAATATTACATAATTTATTTTATGATATTTTGAATGTAGAATTTAATTTATGGTCTTGGGTTCGTAATATGTGTAAGTATGGAGATTTCTTTTTACATTTAGAAATAGATGATAAATATGGAGTTAAAAATGTAGTTCCGTTATCAAGCTATGATGTAGTGAGATTAGAAGGAATTGATCCAGAAAATCCAGAATATGTTAAGTTTGTATTAGAATCAGCAGATCCAAATCAGACAAAAGTAACTCATACTCAACAAGAATTTGAAAATTTCGAAATTGCACATTTTAGATTATTGGGAGATTCAAATTATTTACCGTATGGTAAGGCTATGGTTGAAGGTGGTAGAAAGACTTGGAAACAACTTTCACTTATGGAAGATGCTATGTTGATTCACAGAATTATGAGAGCTCCAGAAAAGAGAGTATTTAAAATTGATATAGGTAATATTCCACCAAACGAAGTTGATAATTATATGCAACAAATTATCAATAAAATGAAAAAGGCACCCGTAGTAGAAAAAGAATCTGGTGATTATAATTTACGATATAATATGCAAAACATAACAGAAGATTTCTTTGTACCTGTTCGTGGTGGAGATAGTGGAACACAAATAGATTCATTACCTGGATTAACTTATGAAGCAGTTGAAGATATTGAGTATCTAAGAAATAAGTTGATGGCAGCATTAAAGATTCCAAAGGCGTTTCTTGGATACGAAGAACAAGTTGGTTCAAAGGCAACTTTAGCAGCAGAAGATGTTAGATTTGCAAGAACGATTGAAAGAATACAAAGAATTATTGTTAGTGAATTAACAAAGATTGCTATTGTACATTTATACGTACAAGGATATACAGACGCAGATTTAGTTAATTTTGATTTAGGTTTAACAAATCCATCTACAATATATGAACAAGAAAAAATTGAGTTGTGGACGAGTAAAACTTCACTTGCATCTTCAATGTTACAAGATGGTATAGTTTCTACAGATTGGATTTATAGAAACATATTTGGATTCACCGAAGAAGAAATTAAAAAAGAAGATGAAGGTATTGTTTTCGATTTTAAGCAAAAATTTAGAAGAGGACAAATAGAAACGGAAGGAAATGATCCAGCAAAATCTGGTGAATCACAAGGAACACCGAGTGATTTAGCTATGGGAAGAACTGGTCATGAGTTAGAAGATGAGGGTGGAGCTCCAGAAGGTGGACAGCCGGGAGCAGGTAGACCTAAAGAAGGCCCTCACTATGGAAAAGATGGTAGTGCAAGAGGAAGAGATCCATTAGGAAAACACGATAAAAGAAAAGGTGGGAGTGGAGCACCTAAATATGGTAAGTCATTAGCTTTAGCCCACGTTGATAAACTAAAGGGAACATTAATTAAACCTCATACAAAGATATTAACTGAGTCTGAGGAAGTAAAAGAGGAATATGATAAGGAAATAAATTCTAAATCGTAATATATATAAATTTTAGAAGTTTAATATTTATAATAGAGTGAATATAATTATCATTGGAGTGATATATGTCTAAAAAGTTGAAGCACAGTAAAATTAAAAATACTGGTGTGTTATTTGAAGTTTTGACTCGACAAATAACATCAGATATACTGAGCAATAAAGAATCAAAATCTGTAAATTTAGTCAAAAAGTATTTTAATAAAAATACTGCATTAGGTAAAGAGTTAGAATTATATGAAATTTTAACAAAAGAACGATATAATTCTGAAGAACGTGCAAACAGATTGGTAGATGCCGTCTTAAAAGAACGGGCACAAATTACAAATGCCTCTCTTAGAAGGGAAAAATTTAATTTAATAAAAGAAATTAAAGAAGATTATGATGTAAAAACATTATTTACTTCAAAAATCCCTAATTTTAAACAATTGGCTTCCATTTGGAAACTATTTTCTATTGAGACTTCAAACGAAAGTTATAGTCCAAAAGAAGAAGTAGATTCAAGATATACTATTGTTGAAAATTTAATTTCCTCTAATCCTAATAAAAAGGTTAGTGAATCTCCAGTAACTACTGAAGAAAAGGATGTTAGATTACTTGCTTATGAGTTAATGGTAGAAAAGTTTAATAAAAAGTATTCTAAATTATCTACAGAACAAAAAGAAGTATTGAGAAAATATATTAATAATGTTTCTAATGCTACTTCATTAAGAGAATTTGTACAAGTAGAGGTGGGTAAAATAAAAAGTTATCTGAAAAAACTTGTACCTGCTATAGATGATGATATTACTAAAATTAAGTTAACAGAGGCGATTAACTTTGTAGATACTATTAGTGAAAATAAAAATACTGAGAAGAAATTAACAACTTTATTAAGATATTATGATTTGATAACGGAGTTAGAAGATGTCCTTGACAGAAAATAAGTTAAGACAATATATTAGGGCATTTGTTAGAGAATTATTAAGCACTAATGAAATTACACAAACTGGTGATATTGCAGGATATAATACACCGTTTGCATTTAGTTCGAAGAAAAAGAAAGATAAGGATAAGGAAGAAGAAGTGGCAACCAATTCAACTGGATATGAAGTTGTTAAAGAAGGCAGATATCATCAATATAGAAATGATGAGACTTTAACACCTAAACAAAAAATTGGTTTAGCAATGAGAGAAACTCGTGATTCCTTACAAGAATTAGAAAGAACTGTTCAATATAATGTTAGACTGAAAAATGAATTGAACATAGATTCAAGAGATTATTGGAAAACTACTCATAAGGCATTAGGTAAAATTAGTGAGAGATTAGTTAAATTAGCTAATAAAGTTGGTAAATTATACTAATGTCTGTAGGATTAAAAGATTTTCTTGAGGCTTCTGAACTTTTAATAGAGGCACCTGTTAGTGATAAAAAATTACAAAAACAGATAAAGACTTTACGTAAGGCAGAAAGTCGTTTACGTCATACGATGTATGAGTTAGCACAAGATTTAAGTAGTGGTGGTGAAAAACCCACGGCTAATAAAATAATAAGGTCATATCAACAGAATATAACTAAATTTATGAGAGAATTTATGGCACTCACTAAGAGGATAAAATAATTATGAACAAGGAACTATTAGTAGATTATCTACCATTTGAAGTAAAATCNNAACAGATAANTGAATCATTAAAAGAAAATNATGGTAAATTAATTGTTAAAGGTGTACTTCAACGAGCAGAGGCTAAAAACCAAAATGGTAGAGTTTATCCNCGTGAAGTTTTAGTAAGAGAGGCTAAGAAGTATACAACCACCTATATTAAAGAACGTCGGGCTATGGGGGAATTAGACCACCCAGATTCATCTGTGGTGAACCTACAGAATGTTTCACATAATATTAAAGAGATGCATTGGTTGGGGGATGATTTACTTGGTACGGTTGAAGTATTGGGTACACCAAGTGGTAATATATTAAAAGAATTATTTAAAGCAGGAATTAAACTCGGAATTTCGTCTCGTGGGATGGGTTCAGTAGAAACAGTTAGTGAAGCAGATGGAGAAGATTTACAACAAGTACAACCAGATTTTGAATTGATAGCATTTGATTTCGTATCTAATCCTTCTACACAAGGTGCTTTTATGTATCCAATGTCTGAGGGTGTAGATAGAACAACTAAAGCACAAGGAAGAACTTGTGGAACATATTGTAAAGCAGAAGATATGATTAATAAGATTATTAGGGGTGAATAATGGGTGACTTTAGTCATAGAGAATTTAAAAGATTTTTACTTGAAAAAGATGGAATTGAAGTAGATGAATCTAAAAAATCAACTAACGAAGAATTTAGTCATAGAAAATTTAAACAACATTTAATTGAATTAGATGAAGCCGAATATGGTAAGCCATTTAGTTCACCTGAAGCACAACAATTCGTTGATAAAGATTTAAATGTAATGTCACAGATTTTAGGAAAGGCATCACAGAAAGTAATTAAGACTATGATGAATGGAGTAAAAAGTCATAAGTATGAGGCATTGGATTTAGTAAGAGGACTTAATCAAGGGGATATTAGAAGAACCCATTTTGGTGAAGAAGATTTTATAAAGCAATTGTGGCATAAAGTAAGAGATAAATTTAGAAGATACTCAAATTGAGATAATAGGAGACATATAATGTCAAAGAAAATTAAATTAAAACAAATAGTAGAAAATTTTATGGTGGGTGGGGTAGTTAATAAACCAGCCTTTTCAAATCTTGATATGTTTAAGACTAAAATTTCTACTGAAGATGTGAACTCTGATATTAGATTGTCGTCTTTAATACCAGAAGACCACGAGGATGGCCACGAAGAACAAGAAATTGACGAATCTCAGTTTTTAGAAGATGTTAGAAATTTTGGTTCTTTGGGTAAACATATTTATCGTGAAAATGATATAAGATCAGTTGCTGAAAAGTTAGCTAATATTGCAAAGACTGCAAGAACTCATACCTTAAGAGAAACCGAAGAATGGTTTGATAAAATTACAATCAATCGTAATATGAAAGATTTAGGTTCTCTCTCAGGTCAATTTAGTAAAATTGCAAATGAAGCACAAGGATTACAAGAAAGAATGAGTGCACTATATGAAGATATGGGACATATTGTAGGTAGATACTATGAAGTCAATGAAGAATCTGGTGGTAAAGAAGAATATGAGAAATTTTTTCAAGCCGCGTTAAAGAAGTTTGGTGTTGGTTCTCCTGATGAATTGGGTGATGAGGCAAAATCAAAATTCTTTAATTATATAGATAAAAATTGGCAGGGTGATAACGAGAGTGATTAAATTGATGGACATTTTGAAAGAAGTTTCAACTAATGTTGTATCATATAAAGCAGATGGTGGAGAACCCGATACTGGATGGACATTAGCAGGTAAAGACCGCGTATTAGGTGTAAATATGAATAAACCTGAACCTTGGTTCGAGAAGGGTGGATATAGACAGTTAAGTTATCCAACCGCAGACGATCCATATAAAGGTGATAGGGATAAAAATATACAAAGATTACAAGTGATAAAGAGAGTGGTTAATACAGGCGAAAAATATGAAGATTTCAATGGTGCAGTTGCATCTTGGGATAAATTTGGAAATGAAGATTATTCTTTGGAGTATGATAATGATTAAAATGAAACCACTATTAAAAGAGTCCACTTGGACTAATAGAAAATTTGGTGAATCCTTACCCACGTTAGAAGATTATATGGGTGAATCTTACGATGACGAAGATTGTGGAGACGGTCACGCTGTAGTTTCTGAAGCTGACCCAACAAATGATGATGATAAGTATGTATCCGTTGGTTGGGGAAAATATAAAGAAAAGGGTAAAGAAGATGATAAAACTGCACCCACTTTCAAAAAAACAGATGATGGAAAATATGTAAAAGGTAAAGATGATGAAAAAGGTAAATTTACCCCAGATAAAGAAGAGAAACCAGAGAAAGAACCAGTAGGTAAATTAGGTGGTGGAGATTTCGAAAGAGATTTTGACGATGACGAAGATGATTACGATATGGGAGTAGTACCAGGTTCTCGTGAACTTGATGATACTCCAGAAGACGACTCTGAGAAAGGTTCATCTCTTACGGGTGCTCCTGGTAGAGATTTTGAAGATGACCCCGATGATATTGATAACTTAGATACAGCACTTGATGATGATCCTACTCGTGGAGACCCCGATGATGAAGAAGCCGCTAGAGCACAAGCAATGAAAGATATGGAAGATGAATTTGGTGATATGGGTGAAATTACAATAGATGGTAAGAAGTATAAACCAATAACAGAATCCATTAAACCAAAAATATATGATCCATATAGAGAAATAAAAAAACAATTTAAAAGAGTTAGTTTACGACAATTTGATCGTAGATGGCAAAAATAATTATATAAATAATAGAGGTTACACTTGATAGAAGTAAAAGTAAAGAATAATAATGTAGAAAAAGCTTTAAGAATATTCAAACGGAAGATAAAAGATTCCAGAATATTGTATGATTTAAGTGAGAGATCATACTATACAAAACCCTCTTTGAAGAAGAGAAAGATGGTATTAAGGGCAAAAGCACGAAATTTACGAGATATGCAAGTAGAAAACGATAAAAACTTCTAATTTTTGAACGTTTTCCTAAATAAATATATATTTATATAAAACTAAATACACTATTGGGATAACCATCCCGTCATATAGTGTACCTTAAAACTAATCACATAATAGTTCCCAATAACTATTTTAAATCCAAACAAATAATTAAATTAAATTAGGTAATTTATCTAGTTTTTAATTAATTAGGAGAAAAACAATGGATGATCTTTTAAAAGAAGCCATTGCAGACGCAAAACAAGTTCGCGAAACAGCCTTAGCAAACGCTAAAATGGCACTTGAAGAAGCTTTCACTCCTCGCCTACAATCTATGCTTTCAAAGAAGATTCAGGCAGAAGTAGAAGATGAAGAAGTACCAGCTGAATTTTCAGACGAAGATGAAGAAGAAGTTGCTATAGCTCCTGAAGAAGTACCTGCTGAATTCTCAGCAGAAGATGATGAGGTTGCTCCTGAAGCACCTGCTGAATTTTCTGATGAAGATGAAGAAGTTGCTCCTGAAGAAGTTCCAGCTGAATTTTCAGATGAGGATGAAGAAGAAGTCGCAATACCTGCAGAAGAAGGCGTGATTGAAATCAATGGTGTTAAATATGCACCAGTAGTTTCTGAAGAAGAAGCTGAAGTGGAAGAAGAATATTCTGAAGAGGATGTTGAAGATGGCCACGAAGAAGTTTCTGACGCTGATCTAGACCTCGAAGCAGTATTGAAAGAACTTGAAGATGAGCTTAATGAAGAAGAAGCTGAAGAAGAAGAGCCTACAGACGAACAAGTTACCGAAGGTGAAGTTGATACAATTTCCCCCGATAACGATTCTAATGAAACTCTTGATTCTTCTGATATCGGAAATGCAGAAAACACAGAACCAGCCGCTGAAGCATCAGATTCGTCTGAAGTAGGCCAAGGCTCTGAAGAACCTGCAGCAGCAGACGCCCCAGAAGCAGGAAGTGAAAATCCTGAAGATGAAAAAGGCGAACCTGCAGATGAAGCATCTCTAGCCGAATCCGCTGACGATCCACTAGCACCCCCA